AATCAAGTCGAATCCTCAAACAGAGGTGAGTTACAAGCGCTAGTAAAATTACATACTAATAAAAAAATGATGCCCTTGAGTATATCATGAAACCTAAATTTTACCCAATCCTCACCGACTGTATTGAGCGCGGAGTCCAATTCGGACTCAATCGTGCATATAAGCATGAAGACAATCCTTCTCGCGAAGTGATTGCTCAAAATGTAGAAAGAGAAATATTGAACCAGCTTCACGAATACTTTGCATTCGATAGTGAAGGACAAGGCAACTAAGGGTTGCCTTTTTTTTGGTCTCATGGTATAATCGTTTACCACAAACAAAAGGGATCAATATGTTTAGAACAAAGCAACACTACCTTATGATGGATCAGAACATTGAGCACGAGATCAGCTCAATGACTTACGATCTGCTTACATCCGGTGTTTCCAATGACCGCATCATGGATTTGGTACTCAACGAATTCGGTGACGATGCATATGAAGTAGTTCAATTCATCCTCAGCGAAGAAAGCGAGTCTTGAAATGCAATTGAAGACTCAAACCTCCTCCAAGCCACGTCTGCAAAACGATACGCTGGGCAATGATGCCCTCAAAGAGTTGTACAATGCATTCAGCACCATGAACAAAGAAGACTTCAAGATCTTTGCAGAGGGAGTCATTATGGCTGGGGGCGGCAAGCAACCCATGAAACTGGCTATTATTGACCAAATGAATAAGCCTACTGCTAGTAAGGAATTCATCCTTACAAAGGCTCAGAACTTCATCCTCGCAGGGATGGGTTTAGGTGTTTGACCTACCAAAATAACTGTTGACTGTTTCTCGGAAACACGTTATAATAGACCTACCGCAACTAATTAAGGACATACATTATGGCACATATGATTGAAACAATGGCTTACGCCGGCGAAACTCCCTGGCACAGTTTGGGCAAGAAAGTCCCCGCAGACTTATCTCCCGAGCAGATGCTGAAAGCCGCAGATCTTGACTGGACAGTAAACAAGATTCCTGCATTCTCTAAAATTGATGGTAAGAGTGTTAACGTGGGCGTCTCTGCTCTTGTTCGTTCTACCGATAACAAAGTACTCGATGTCGTTTCTAACGATTGGAACCCAGTACAAAATCACGAAGCATTCCAATTCTTTTCAGAATACTGCGAAGCTGGTGACATGGAGATGAACACTGCTGGCTCTCTTCGTGATGGTCAGATCGTTTGGGGTCTCGCTAAAGTCAAAGATTCGTTTGAGTTGTTCAAAGGCGACCAAGTCGATTCATATCTCTTGTTTACTAATCCCCACAAGTTTGGTCAGTGTATTGATGTTCGCTTCACACCGATCCGTGTTGTTTGTAACAATACTTTGACGTTAGCACTAAAGGAGCACTCTGAACGTGTCGTCAAAAAGAACCATAGAACTGTCTTTGATCCTTCCCAGGTAAAAGAGCAACTAGGAATAGCTACTGAGAAGCTTGCCAAGTACAAAGAAATGGCTAGTTTCCTTGGCTCAAAGCGGTATACACAGGACAAACTGGCTGAGTACTTCAAAGAAGTGTTTCCAGTCCTGGTTTACAACAAAGAGAAGGGTCCTCAACGCAAAGAGTTATCAAAAAGTGCTACTCGTGCTTTGGAAGTGATTAATACACAACCTGGTGCAAACTATGCTGAGGGATCTTGGTGGCAAGCTTTCAATGCTGTCACGTACTTGACTGATCACAAGATTGGTAAGACTGCTGATTCACGTTTGCAATCAGCTTGGTTTGGTGCAAACAAGAACCTCAAGATCAGAGCTCTTGAGACCGCAATCGAATTTGCTGAAGCCGCTTAAGGAGAGCATGATGAGATTACCTGCTGGAACCTATTTTATTGCCGACCCCTGCTACATTATCCGAGATGAAAAGTATGACCGACTTCTTGAAGAAACTGATTTTTTCGGTTATCGCCTTCCTGATCGTGGTAACATTTTTATCGATAGTGTCACCAAACTTCCTTTTGCTGTGTTTAGTACTGCTTATGGGGACGGTTGTTATCGTGACGGGTTTGGTTTTAAGTATGGCGTTGATGCTGGTTGCATCTCTTGCGTCCCTATTGCAATGGTTGATGAACACACCAGTGCAGGCGATTCCATCAACTTGGTCACATTTGACTGTCCTTTTGAAGTCGGGTATAATGATGGTATGATCACATTCGGTGATATTGAAATCCAAACAAAAGGTGACTATGATGAATACCAAGAAGATTATCAAGAAGAACTTGACGCCTGATGAGTTGTATCCTGGAGATGTTGTTCTTTGGCAAGGCAACATCCTGGATACATTGAATCTACTTTGGCACACTATTGAGACTAAGCACTTCCGATTCTATCAGAAGTCTTATAAGTTCGATCGTTGGGTGGAAGAACACAAGGACTACATCCGTGAATTCTTCGATAAGAGAGGAGTTCACGCAGTTCCGATGGACTATGTGGATACGGTTGTTGGAAAGCGTTCTTGGCTGGTTTTAATCGCTTGTGGCCCCCGTATCGATAAATATAAGCCATGGCTAGATGTTTAGCCAGGTTATAGTTGTACGAAGCAACTAGAAAAGAGTCCTGGACGGGAGTGCAAATCTCCCCAGGTCCACCATAAGAATTTAGGTCTGCGCCGTGCGATAATGAAGATGACTAAGGGATCACGGACATCCATATAATCTAAGCCTGAATTCTTTTGATGGGCCTGTTCTAGAATCGACAGGGCTACCAGTACAGAAGTGGACAACTCGTCAGGAGTAGACGTTAAAAGCAAATCAAAGTAACTGCAAACGATGAACGTTTCGCATTGGCAGCCTAAACGCTGACTAGGGTTTCGATGGGTTTCCTCGTAACAGAATAACCCATCTCAATAAGGAGATATCATGGAAAAACTTTTGAAGCCCATTATGTTTGTAGTGGGAGCATTTTTTGTCCTCTCAATCATTACACAAGTAAGCATCAACAAGATTGAGTATTTTAAACACACCAAGGTAAATGTGTCTTCAATGACATCTTCTGAGAGAGAACGCCAGCTGGATTGTCTCTCCAAGAACATTTACTACGAAGCAGGCTCGGAACCTTTTGAGGGTAAAGTTGCCGTAGCTCAGGTAACACTCAACCGTGCCGAGTCAGGCAAATTCCCCTCAGACGTTTGCAAGGTAGTTTACCAAAAGAACGTATTCATGGAAAAAGTCGTATGCCAGTTTAGCTGGTACTGCGAGAATGCTGGGAAGATGAAACCAGTCCATGGTCCTAATTACAACGAATCAGTTGCAGCAGCAAAAAAAGTTCTTTTAGAAGACTTCAGATTGGATGGACTCAAGGAGGCTATGTTCTATCATGCCGACTATGTTAATCCAGGTTGGAAGAAAGAGAAAGTAGCAAAGATTGGCCGGCACATTTTTTATAAGGAATAATCATGGAACAGTTTGACAAATACATTCAGCAGTTTATTACATTCTGCAAAACACGTTTAACAGTCACGACTGCTGAAACACTATCCTGGATTGGGCTAATACTAATTCATGCCTGTACTATTCCTACAATCCTTTCAGTGATGACTGGGTTCAATGACAAGCTCCCTCCAATAGATATGGTCTTATTTGTTTATGGTGGTTTGGCTCTGTTTTTTGTACGGGCGGCGGTCCTCAAGGATATGATAAACATTGTAACTATTGGTTTTGGATTTGTCGTTCACTCGATCCTTCTCTCATTGTTGGTGTTTAAATGAAAAAGCTACTTCTAACTCTATGCCTTCTGTGTAGTAATGCCTTTGCAATGAACATTACAGCACATAGTTGGTTGGAGACTGATGATCAAGGTAATTTAATTGAAGGTTCAAACATTACAGAGGTCAGATCGATTGCAAGTATCACAAAGTTAATGACGGTTATTGCTGTTCTTGACAACGAACCAAATATGCAAGAGAAGATTGGTAAGTTCACTCGTGAGCAATTGATTCAACTTGCTTTGGTTAAGTCAGATAATGACGCAGCTAAAGCTCTTTGTGATAACTTTCCTGGTGGTAAGTTCAAATGTGTCAAATACATGAACGAGAAGGCTCATAGCCTTGGAATGCTCAGGACTAAGTTCGTCGAACCTACTGGACTGAGTCCAATGAACATTAGTACGGCTCTAGATCTGCTTAGTCTTGTGTTTGAGGCGAGTAATTACCATGAGATAGTCAAGGCTAGTCAGACACCTGTTTTAAGCATACAGGTCGGTAAAAAGACTCTACGCTTTAACAACACAAATCCAATTGTTGGGAGGCGTCACAACTTCATTGTCAGTAAGACCGGAACGACAAATGCAGCCGGTGGCTGCATTGTTATGATGTTAGATACGAACGTTGGTCGTCGTATCGTAATTCTGCTTGGTAGTAAAGACGGTAAAGTTAGAATACCTGAAGCAGAATTTATTGCTTTATATACTTAACGGTAACCAGAGCCAAAGTCCTTGGCTCATTAGTAATCCTGCTAGTGATCCGACAACAATACTAGCCCAGAATAGTGGCATACTGACCGCTAAGATACTTGCAGATAAAAGAACAATCGCAATCTGAAAGCCAGAGCCAGCAAACGTTAGCCAAGGACTGGTCTTCTTAATTTCATCCCTCTCAGCTTCTAGTGCTCGTGCTTTGGCAAACAATTCTTTCTTGCCTTCGCCAGTAGCAGGTTCAGATTCGTACCGATCAATCTTAGCTTTCAGCTTATCAGCTTTAGCAAAATCCTTTTTATCAACTGCAGTGTCATAAGCCATCTCTGCAAGAGTCTGCTTGATCGACTTCGCTTGATAGAATGCCCATGTGTCATTAGCTTTAATTGTATTGTTTAATACCTTAGAACTATTGCCACTAGCAATATAGGTATTAATGGCCAAAAGAGCAGCCAGTACGGTAATGACCCATCCAGCTTTATCCTTGATTCCAGCTTCTTTTTCGCTTCTACTGAGAGGCTTTTTAACTTCTTCTGTCATAATACTCCTTTATAATTGTCTAACTATCATTGCAAAGCTAAATGCAAATACTGGAATTGCTATTGCACAAAAACTTATGAAAATTAAAGCTCTGTCTATCATATCCGACTGAGCTTTTATTCTAGCATTTTTTAAATCTGCTTGTAACTTTGCCCGTTCTTTATACATTCGAACTCGCTCGGCCATCATTTGATCCCATACATCGCTGTTACCAGTATATATCAGCAATTCTTTAAGTTGTTTTTCAGCATCCCGCAATGCCTTACTTTGCATTGCTATCTGAATGGACATTGCTCTAATTTGTCCATCAGTTAGTATTTTTTTATCCGTTCTGAGTCTAACTTCAGCTTCGTGAACTGCGTCACTATTTTCAAAGAACCTTGCAAACTGCCCATAGAGACTATTAACATCCTTGCCCAAAGCAATTGCTTTTTTTATGTACCCCACCGACTGCTGAGCAGCAGTGAAGGCAATACCAATTGTAATCGGGTCCAGCATTACTTTTTCTTTTCAGGTTCTTTTTTGCGCCACTCCAAACAAATCACTCTTCTATTATAAACATCCCCACTCCAAGTCCATCTAATGCACTCGGGCTGTTTAGCGTACATATAGATGGCAAGGAAGGTACCGAACATTACTTGTTCGCCAATGGGTTATCAATTGCTTTTTGAATCTTGCTATCAACTTCTTTCTTCAGCGTCTCTACTTCTCTGTTAATCTCTCTTCGTGCATCTGCCATTTCTTTACGGATAGCATTCACTTCTCCTCGAGCTTTATCTAAGTCTTCGCGAACATCCTTACGAGCTTGGCGCATTTCAGCTTCAGTCTCTCTTTGGGCTTGCTTTACACTACGCTCTACCTGTTCTGTAACACTTTCATTGCGGCGAATGTCACTCTTTAAATCATTCTTAATATCACGTGTGTAGTCGCTGGTCTTGCCACTATTTTCTTCGATGACAGCTAAGCGCTTATCAAACCCAGATAAGTCTGGTGCTTCGTAAGACGCAATCTTTTTCTTCATTCCAACGTAGTCTTTGTACACTTCAAATGTACCGTAAAGACCACCAAGCGCTGAAGATACAATTGTGAAAGCAATCATTAATTTTGCGGGTGTGAACTCATACCCACCGATACTGATTACAGTGTCCTTGCTTGCATATTGTTTTACAGCAGCTTCCGCTTCGTCAATCTTAGCATTGACGTCTTTAATTTCTTCTCCCATTTTACTTCCTTGTTTAATATTTTTATTAACTTTGTATAAAATAAATCATCACTATAATTACTGCTAAAATAATTATAGCACCGCAAATTAAATTGTAAATGCGCTCACCGTTCATTTACTTCCTATTTGTACTGCAAATTAATTAATTGTTGATGTAGTCTATCTGAGCTCATTTGTCTCAAAGCTCGAGCATTATCAACATTAACCTGATTTTTATAGACTTCTTTTATATCATAAAAAGGAGAGTCTTTGATAGTGAAAGAAAGATAAGATGCGTAACCTGTTGGAAGCGCTGTTAACTTTGTCAAGTCAACACCACCAGCTAACTCTGACACATCACCCTTGTTTTTTACTGTCTCATTATTATCAATTCTTTGTTCTTGCAAAGCTGTAATGCTATTCACTTTGTTTTCAAAATGAGTCGTACTGTTTTGCTGAGGAATTAAAGGTACTTCCATTGATTGTGCAGTGTTTGTGTTTTCTTGCTTCGATTGTGGTCGTTGTTCCTGTACGGAAGCAGTTGTCATGCTTGCAACCTCACTTTTAAAACTATTAAATGCAGTATTGCTGCTTGTGACGTCTTGTTGGTAGCTCGATGATTGAACACTTAAACCTAATCCCGATACACTTAATCTGATTCCCGTACCATCTAAATTTAAACCAATGCCATCAGATGGGTTGGCGTTCTCACTGAAAGACATCTTTGCGGATTCGCTTGCTACTGAACGAGCCAAAGCCTCAGTTGCAGCAACAGCGTTCCTTGCAATTGCCAAAGCATTTACAGGAGGACCAGATCTTCTATCTTGTTGTGACTCTTGTCTTTCAGCAAAGCCAGCTGGTGCTCCGGGTGGGGGTGGTAAAGATGGATTGGCCGCGTTAGGAGGACCACCGGGACCAGGTCCTGGACCAGAAGCCATTTCAGGAGGTGGAGGAGGTCTTGCAGCATCAGGAATACCATCAGAAGGTCTGATCTCTCCCGTTGCTGAAATCGTTGCACCACCCAAATCTAGTTTGACTTCAGCTTTTGCACTAGTAGTATCTTGAACAGGAGCACCTGGAGGGGGTGGGGGAGGTGAACCTGGTGGAGGTGCATCAGCCTTAGGAGCTTCGTTCCTAGACGCCTCAACAGATGCTAACTTTGTTTGAGTTTCTAATGCAAGCTTTTGAGCATATGCCGTCTGATATCCAGGACAAGACGTACTGTATAGTTGAGTAATATTACACTGCAGGGTCAAATAAGCTGAAGCATAACCAGGACAGCTGGTACTGTATAGTTGATTAGCAGTACACTGTTGATTAAAGTAAGCAGCGGCATATCCCGGACATGCTGTATCGTACAATGCTGAAATACCGCACTGCTGATTAAAGTAAGCTGTTTGATATCCCGGACAAGAAACATCATACAATGCTGAAATGTTACATTGCTGTGTTAGGTATGCGGCCGCATATCCTGGGCACGAAGCGTCAGCAAGTGGGTCGGCAATACAAGGATCTTGGCCGGTTCCAAAAGTTCCCGTGAAACCAAAACTACTTCTATCAATAGTACTACCACGGAAATACTGATAGTACTCACCTTTGGTGAGATCACCTGTCATGCCAATGGTGACTGGATTGTTAGTTATCAGTGCCCGGTCAAATCTAAAATCAACGAGTCCAGTGTTGTCTATCTTTACTTCAAAGCTGCTTTGGTTACCACTACCATATTGGTTAACACCATACCAGCCATATGTCATGCTGGTGTTTGTACCTAATGTATAGAAGTTGTTATTATTCTGCCCAATCAAGTCAGTCTGCAATGGTAGGAGAGAGTAGTTGAAGCTTGTATCTTTTGATGTAGTTAAGTCTATACCTGAGCAACAAAAACCCCCGTTTGCACTGCCATGTTTAAAACTAACAGCTCCGTTGGAATACATCCAAGAGTTGGTAAAGTTTTGACCAAAGTAAGGAAACGTAAACTGCAAAGGTACATTAACATTAGCATCATCACTAATGCTATGTCTAGTAGCAGCAGGGTTGTTTTTGATCTGCTGTAACTGGTATGCATCCGCACCAGTCATTACATTAACTGTAAACTGACCGTTGAGGATTGGTACGCTTACAATGTCTGCTTTAGAAGATGCGGTGTAAAAGGTAAGCGCCAATAGCACCCAAGCCAATATTCTTTGCAGCATTTTGTTTGTCCTTCTTGTGATCTTCTAATTCTGGAACTTTGCTTGGGCTTGCTTCCCAAGAAGCTTTGGCTTGTTCGCCAATCTTGCCATCAAATGGGCAAGGAGTTCCTGCAGATAACATTGCTTCAAAGACGCGTCTATCTTGACACATCACTGCAACAGCGGCAACCTTCATACCCATATCATAAAGAGTTTTAGAGAGCTTCAATCTTTCACAATTCAAGTCTCGTGTTGTTCCACCACCAGATACACCAAAGATTTGAGTCTGTACTGCACCTGATACACCTGTAGTACACAGATCGCTGTTGCCACCAGACATCATAGTAGGTGCAACTGCTGTAGGAGGTGGTTGAATAACCTTCTGAGTGATTTCAGACCTGTTGATGTTTGTGTTTAGGTTAGTAGAATCAATGAACTGTTTAGAATCCGAAACTGATGTACTAATGTTTACATTCTTATTATCATTAACACTTGTACTGGTAGCTGTAGAATTGTTAATGTTTAGATTCTTATTGTCACTTACAGATGTTGAAGTGTTGACATTTACATTCTTATTGTCACTGACAGACTTAGAATCGTTAATGTTTAAATTTTTACTATCACTGACTGATGTTGAAATACTAACGTTGTTGTTATTATTATTGTTAGTCATCGTACCAAGCTGAATGTTGGTATTAGTAGATGTAGATACAGATGTGTTAACGTTATTGTTTGTATTAACAGATTTACTATCAACAACTGTGTTATTAACGTTTAAGTTATTGTTGTTGTTAGTGTTATTGCTATTGACTGTACTAGTGCTAGTAGATGCACTGTTCGTATCGACCAAAGTCTTGGAGTCATACACGGTAGCGGTTTGTGAATTGGCCCCGCCCACTATTGTTGCTAAAAGAATCGTCAAGGATATTTTCCTGATGTTCATCATCGCTTACCTTTTGAGTTTAATGTTGTATTTCACCTTTCCATAACGTAGTTTGAGTAGATATTTAGATTTTAGCTGTTGCCTGGAAACAAATAAAGCTATATAATCCGCTTTGTTATAAGGAATATTATGAAGGTTTACATTGGCGGTTACCGCAATCATTGGATTAGCCCGTACACAATCCTTGAAAAAGTGTTCTTCTGGCGTGAGATCGATTACAATGAACCAATCATTGATAAGTGGGCTGACCGTCTAAAGCCACTCTGTGAAGCTTGGCAAAAGTTCTTAGACTTTGTTCATCCAGAAATCAATTATGTAAAGATTGATCGGTACGATACTTGGAGCATGGATTACACTCTAGCAAAGATTGTTCTTCCAATGCTAAAGCAGCTCAAAGAAACAAAGCATGGATCACCCAACACTGATGATGAGGATGTTCCAGAGCACCTTCGTTCAATCAACTCTAAAAAAGAGAATGAATATGATACAGATGAGAACCACTTTGCTAGATGGGATTGGGTTCTTGATGAGATGATCTGGGCTTTTGAACAGAATGTTGATCACAACAGCGATAATCAATTCTATGATCATTCAGCGGTTGATGAAAAAGCTGGTATCAGCGAACAGATTGGCAAAATTAAAATTGACATGGTTGGGCTGCACGCACATTCAGATCGCAAAGCAAACGGATTCCGCCTATTCGGAAAATATTATCAAGGACTATGGGATTAATGACATCACAAATAGTAACAGACTTTCCAGAGATTCCATACAATCCTGTTAAGTCAGTAAAAGACTTCCAAGAAGAGATTGACAAACTTGTCAAAGGAAAAGGAATGGAGTATATTGATGCTGTACTTCATTTCTGTGAGGTAACAGGACTTGAAATTGAGTCAGCAGCTTCTCTCATCAAGTCTAGTGCTAAGATGAAAGCAAACATTCAAAACGAAGCTGAAGAATTAAATTATTTACCGAAAAGTGCAAAACTTCCTCTATCAGACAACGAGTGACACGCAAGCGTTTGACGCTTACAAACTGTACATTGCCCTTAAAAACCATTTTACATCCAACACGTACGACTACTTTAAACACAATGGAAAAGTAAAAGCTTCCAAGAAAACGTTTGATAGTCGTAATGACAAATACTTCTTCTATAAGTTAGCTGAACGCAAAGATAAAGTTGAGTACATGGTTGCCAACTTTGTTTATGGCTCGAACAATTGGATTGGTGATCTTGTTAACAACGAACAAAGCGATAAGATGTATCGTGAATTCATCAAGTACCGGGACAGCTTCACTTACATGCTGTCTAGTGACTTGGATAAACTTGATCCTGTTTTTGATAATAACTTCACCACCGAAGAAGGTCAGCATCCTTTGCTGCTAAAACTATTCCTCCGTGGAACAATTCGTTTAGAGACCTTGGTTGTTCTTGATTCATTAATCAACTACACTAGGTCTTGGAACAAAAAGATTTCTGATCCTGTGGTCTGGCCTGAGGTCTACCGCAAAATCAAGAAATACAAACCGTTTGTTAACTTTGACCAACAGAAAGTTAAGAAGTTGGTCGTTGATAAGTTTGCGGTTTGACGTTATAATAAATACCATATTCGCTATGATACTGTGGATATACATTAATACTTTTTATACATTTAATACAAGGAAATACGATGGCTAATAGCTTTCAAGCTCTTAAGAAGAGCACACAATCTTCATTCACAAAGCTCACAGACGAGCTTACAAAGCTGAGTGCAACTCCCCAAGGTAAACAAGAAGACGCACGGTTCTGGAAACCGACAGTAGATAAAGCTGGTAACGGTTTTGCTGTGATTCGTTTCTTGCCTGCACCTGAAGGTGAAGATGTACCGTTTGTTCGCATCTTTGATCACGCTTTCCAGGGTCCTGGTGGCTGGTACATTGAGAAGTCTTTGACATCGTTGGGTGAAAAGGATCCTGTTTCTGAATACAATATGGAGTTGTGGAACACAGGTCTGAAGTCTAACCAAGACACAGTACGCAAACAAAAGCGTAAGCTCGGTTTCATTAGCAATGTTTACATTGTCAAAGATACTGCTAATCCTGAGAATGAAGGCAAAGTCTTCATGTACAAGTACGGCAAGAAGATCTTTGATAAGTTGAACGCAGCGATGAACCCTGAGTTCGAAGATGAGAATCCATTGAACCCATTTGATATGTGGGAAGGTGCTAACTTCAAGTTGAAGATCCGTAAGGTCGAAGGCTACCAGAACTATGATAAGTCAGAGTTCGAAGAGGCTGGTCCTTTGTTGCAGGACGACGATCAATTGGAAAGCATTTGGAAGTCTGAGTATGCTTTGCAGCCGTTCCTTGCTCGTTCAGAGTTCAAGGACTACGATGTTTTGAAGGCTCGTCTTTACAAAGTGTTGGGCTTGGATGGTTCTACACCAAAGCCACTTGCTAAGACTGCTGAATTGGAAGAGGCTTTTGAAGCCGCTCCTAAAGCTAAGGCTGCTCCACGTCAGATGGCTGCCGATTTGGCAGAAGATGATGATGAGTCAATGAGCTTCTTTCAGAAGCTAGCTGAAGACTAACCTACGTCTCTAGCGACAGTTGTGGAGCTCCCTTGTGGAGCTCCCACTTTTACTGCTGTCGAAGTTGAGTTATTGATATTATAAACAACCTGAGTTGATTGTTGTTTCTTGGCAGCGTTAACATCCGCACCAGCTTGTGCTGTTTGTGCACCAGTAGATGGAGATGATGCCATCCCCATTGCATTAGAAGCACCTTGCTTGATTAGAGAAACAATCGTAACAGCTCTGCTTTTAACTTGCTTGTACCAATTACTATCTTCAAGACTTGCGGCCGCACCGACAGTATTACCTTCTGATAGATTCTTTACAAAGTTAGGCCACTTCTTAAACCAAGTATTACCCATGTTAAACGTAAGATCAATCAAAGCCCCTTGTGCTTTAGCATTCACCTTATCGAAACCTGGAATCTTCATTGCTGCCTTCTTGTGGCTCATGTAATCTTCGTAGAATAACTTATCTACTTCAGCCATAGAGAGCTCTCTATTCCATTCAGGTGGAAGAGTCTTTCCATCACCAATCAAGTGCCCAACACCAACAGTCCACAAACCAAGACTGTCTTTGTATGGTTTTGTTCTGACACCTTCGTGCTTCTTGATCATCTCCATAATCTCTTTGTCATCAGGACCAACGGAAGGAGTAGTTGTACCACCAGCAGTTGGCTTCTCGACAGGAGTAGCAACTTTTGTGGAAGGTGGAGTTTTATCTGTTGTTGTTGGGATGGCTTGAATCTCATCAGCACCTGTTTTGAGAGTTGCACCCGATTCTGTGGTTAATCCTGCGCTTGATGAGGAAGCAACGGAAGTTGTTGGTGCAGGCGCTGCTGAAGGAGTTGGTGATACTTCTTGTTTTGGAACTTGATCCTGCACATCCTCAGCTGTTTGGTTGGATGGCTCATCTCCACCAGCCACAGGTTTTGCATTCCTCTTTTTCAATTCTTCTCTAGTAGCTTGGCCCTCTTGTGCTCTGGTTTCTTTGCCAGCTTCAATATTACCTCTTGCCTTTTCAAGGTTCTTTTCAATTTGTTTTACTGAATCACCTTTAAGCCAGTCTGGTAACATTTTAAGTCCATCCTGAGCAACACCAATTAGTGACAATTTAATATTGTCGATTAAATTGGCTACCGGATCGCCAATCAGTATTTTAAAAATGTCTCTAAGGTTTTCAAATGTTTTAATAAGTTCTTTTTTTCCTTCGTTGAAAGCTTCAACGATGAAATCTTTGAACCCACTTTCTTCAAACCACTCAACGATGCTATCACCCAATGAACCCAGCAAATTAGATATAATTTCAAAAGGATTGTTAAAAAACTTAATCATCCCTTCAATAATTTCTTGGCCAAACATGAGTACTGAGCCAAGAGCCATTAAACCCAAACCACCAGAGGATTGACTGGATTTTTGTTTTCCTTTGGTGGGGGTGTTTACTGGTACTGCCTGGGTTTGTTCTTGATTTACCGCTACAGGTTCAGCTTGCTTTTCTTGTGATAAAATAGCAGCCTCCACTTCCCTCATGGAAGACACTCGAGCACCTAATTTACCAGCAATGTTATAGAAGTTGTCAGATATTTGAGTGAGGATGATGTGGTTTTGATTAAGTAAATCCAAAACAGTTTCATTAGATGAAACTGTATCCTCACTTGCTTTGTTTAATAGCTGAGCTAGCTTAGGTTTGTTTTCTTCTGCCATTATGCATAGCTAAAGGACATCTTGTCCAAGCTTCCTCTATTTGCAACCGGTGAAGGTATTTTGAATCTAGTTCCCTGTTCTGTTGAAGACATACTAGAACTGCTATTATCAACGTTGGATACTGCAGGCTGTTGGTTACCATAACCCTGTTCAACATCCATGGAAGCTTGAGCAACTTGATTTCCTGTAGATGGCTCAGCAGAAACTGGCTCTGCAGGGGCAGCCGCTGACTTAGCGGATGATTCCGATCCCGAATCAGTAGCCAAATTGGTAGTGGCGCCAGATTCCGTCTTCACAGGTTCAGCTGAAGGTAGATCGCTAGCAGTTTGGGTTGTCTCAGCTCCACCACCAGCTGGAACAGCCTGCTTCAATTGATTCTCGTTGACTGCAACACCATCAGAAGGTATAGTAGGCTTGCCAGCATTGGAGACAAGAACAGCCTGACCTGGATTGGTTGGGTTATCCGGAACAGAATTCCTAGCCTCCTTACCTTCAACGTGCCAGGGTTCAGACGCAATGGGTCTTTGGAATCCGTACTTATCAAATAAACCCATGCCAACAGCTTTGTTAGCATCCGCAGAATTCATATCAAAAGCTAAACCAACCTCGTGCTTGCTTTTACCTGGTCTTGCAGCCCTTGGTGATCCATACTTAGCAAACAGCTCTGCTTGTTCTTTAGGGTCTCTGAACGCAGAATTGATTTGAATCTTGTTGCCTGTGTTATTAAAGTATTCGTAAGCAACAGCGGCTAGTCGTTTCTTGATAGCTGGATCCATTCCAGCCAAATCGATGCTTGAATCTTTTAGATTAACATACTTGGTAATATCTGCTTCTAAAGCCGCATTCTGTTCTGGTGTCGACGTCGTTTGCTTGTCAGTAGCTGCTGGATATCTACCCGCAAGTCTACTTGTTTCGCTTGCAGCTTCTTTTTGATCTGCTGCTGTAATGGTTGGAGTAGACTTCATCTTTTCCAACGCTTCAACACTCGGCTTAATTATTTTACCAATAATCGGTGTGTTTTCATAAGGTTTCAGAACGGATATCATCCAATCAAGAACCTTTTCCTTAACCCCAGAAAGAAAATTGACAACAGGATCTACGATGTACTGACTAAACAGATCTCCAGCTTGTCCAAACTTCTCAGCAATAAATTTCTTTGCAGTCACAAATAAATTATCTACAGTATCTTTAAACTCATCATCTGTGAAGTACTTGTAGATTCCATAACCAATTGTACCAACAATAGCAACAGCAATACCAATTGGATTAGTAAAAAGGGTCAAACCTCTCATTAAGAAACCACCAGCGGATCTTAGAAACGATAGCCCACCGCTGAGAACTTTCTTAATAATATCCTTGATTGGTAATTTACCGCTTTTGAGGAAGTCAAACAAACCACCAGATTCTGTTTTATCAGATGCTTTTGGTTTATTGTCTTGACCCATCTGCACAGCTTGCCTAGCTTCCAAGCCACCTTCTTCAGCTAGACCGGATGCTCGTTGCTTATTGATAGCTTCTTGCCTAGCTCTATCCTTGAATATTTGTTTCACCTCATCCAAAGAAGAAAGTTCTGCTCCCAACTTGGCCGCAATGTTATAAACATTATCAGAAATTTGAGTGAGTACTATGTTGCTTTGTTTGAGAATTTTAACTTGGGCGTTTGAATAGTTAGATATCTTTGTAAATGATCCTTGAAGCTGTCCGTCCTCTTTTTGCCTCTTATCATCTTCTCTCTTTTGGATCATGCTACCAATTAAAGGCATGCCCATTACTGACTCCTTCATAGAGTCTTTCATCTGTTCTTTTTTATTATTTGCAGATGATGCAACGCCTTGTTTGATTAATTGAGCTAACGCCACTTAGTTTTCAAGCCTTTGTTTTTCTTTTTCTAAGTAATCCTTCAACATATCAACGTAAATGTCTCGCTCAAAAGGATACATCTCTTCTAATTCTTGTATTGAATATTTATGATGCTGAGCCATACCAAATATTAACGTGTAATAATTGGATAAGTTATTGTGACTCAGCCCAATGTAAAAAAATCGTTTAGATTCTGCAGAACAATCCTTCTTTCATTGCCCAAGCTATTTGTGTAGTTAATTTCATGCTTCAGCTTTGGCATTGTGTTGAAAAAGCTTTGAACCTTGTTGAACGATGATACATCAAGGGAAAGGATAAACTCATCTATCTCTTCTTTCGTCGAATCTTTAATCTCATAGGTTTCGGAACCTTGTACAATTTTGTCCAAGCAGTTTCTGAGAATTGCAAATACAAGGTCTGTCTCATTCTCAACCGTTTCGAGATTACCAACTAAACTCATTTTCGGGTATTTTAAAAACAATAAGGTATTATCATTAACTTGAATTGTAGACTCATGATTAGGATCATATGTCATTTCAAGTTTTTCAATATCAACCTCAAAATCGTAAACTAACTCATCCTCGAGGTCTCTATATTTTAAAGATACAATGTTATTGACTGACTTTGAACGTAGTTTGATAAAGAAGTATTCAATGTCAAACGTCGTTAACTCCTCGATGTCGATAGCATCTAACGAGCAGTTCTGTAAAACTTGTTTAACAGCGTATACAACGTCTTTAGCATCATTACTTTGCTGTGCAATCAATAGGATCTTTTCTTCTTTTACGAGAAAAGGTCTATATCTGATTTTTTGTTTAGTGCTTGGAATTTCAAGTTCAAAAGTCGGGTGCGATAATTTAGGTAAAGCCATAATATTTTCTCCAATTAGCCGAAGTATCCTCCTGTGATAACTTTGGCATTATTAATAACGTTGATAACATCACCAACACTACGGGGTTTCTTGAGTGATGATATTGTTTGAAGTGCTGTCCCAGCTTTAACAATCTGCTGGAATCCGGAAAGCGGTTTTCTGTAACCTGAAATGGGTTCACCCTTATCAGTATTGAGGATGTGTTGGAAGTATGTAAATGTTACCTGCAACTTCATAACTTGATCATTGTCACCCCAACTGAAAGCAGTATCCGAAATAGAGATGGGAATTGCATCAACGATCTGACTACTCAGTACTCCATTACCTGCTTCATCAAATGTTGATATCATCATTTGACATTTGTAGTCGTCTTTGAATTCAACTTCAAAAGGTGCAAGCCCGTTAGCAGTGACGGTATTGCCGTTTACAAACTGATCACTAGATACAATTCTGTTCATCCAAGTGTAAAAGAACTTGTACAAATCACCCTGGCCATCGACAAGAAATGAAACAGATATATCATTGAAAATAGCAGCGTAAGGCTTCTTTTCAACTGGACCGGTACCGTATCGTTTAGTTTCAGAAGTAGCAAACATTAAACCAGGAATATTTGCTGATTCAGCATACAAATGCAAGTTTTCAAACATCTTACTACCATTCATAATCCTCGGTGGTTGAATAGTGACTTCAAATAGATTGGTTCTTGCAAACGACTTGTTTCTAAATTCAGACAAGAAACCATCATAGCGGCCAGTAGCTCCTTTTGAGGAGCTGCTTTTCAGTGCTGAATATAAACCAACAGCAGATAGAGCTGTTCCTAGAAACTTAGCGGCCATTATTGATAGATCTTTTTCTTAGAATCGGCGTAAACCTTCAACTTGTTAGCTTTAGCAAATCTTTCAAGAGGAAGAAACAATGCAACATCCCATTGCGTGGGGTCAACCCTTAGAAAACGGGATTTAACATGATTATTTAGGTAGTGCTTTACACATGGTTCAAAGTACCTGAACTTGGCAGCGCTTTGAAGAATGCGGTAGTTGATTCTAAGTCGTGTAGTTTCATCCATGTTATCATTGTTGATTGTGTCATACAATGCATCCATTAACTTAGCCCTGAGCAGAGGTGGTAGATAGTGCATGTTAATGCCATAGAACCCATCCTGCACTTTTCTGAACGGAAACACTAATGGAAATCTATCGTAATATGGTAAATCTTCTTTCGTCTTGGGATCGTAAGCAAACAAGTACATATTACCTGCACTAATTCTATTAGTGAGAAAAGGTCCTTGCTGGATAGTAGCTTTAGGGTTGACGGAACGTACTTCAGCAGCTTTCTGTCTGAGCCAGTTGCGTGCTTCTAGAGAATTTTGAGCACCAGCCCCAGCTTTTTGAATAACGTTTTGGAATATAGTTGCCATTAAAATTTAATTCCTAGTTCTTGTTCTGTCATTATAACAAACTTCCACTCTCTATGATCACAGTACCTTTTTGCAGCTTCCCATTTAGCACTGTTAACACCCCAAGTGTAAACTTCTCTAATATATCTCTTCGAAGCTTTTTTCTGCACTGTAGGTGGAGTTGTCTGAATTTTAGGTTTGACTTCAATTACTATGGTTTCCATAACTTTACTGGGATTGCGCTTTTTAACCAGGAAGTCGGGAAAGTATCTATGTACTTTACCGTCAATTGGGGAAACGTAAGGTATACTGAACTCTTCACTAGCCCATTTAATCACATCAGAATGAGAATCCAGATACCTCATTAATTTTAGCTCCCAACTACTACGATAAATAATAGTTGTAGGATCTCCCATATATTTGGATGGATTCCTTGGTTTAAAATAACCTTTATAGCTCATAGGAAATATTTATGGCGTTTTTCTCTAAAGCCGCAGCCTCGGTAGCTGGGTTTGCGGCCGGAGCGGCACTCGCAAACAAAGTAGGTAGTATTGTATCACAAACACAGCAAGCTTTCAACAAAACCCAGTTTGGTGATGTTGCAGGAGCTGCTTCTGCTGCGGGTTATAAGCCAATCACTAAATTCAAGACCAACGAATTTCCAAATTCTCCAAGTGCGTTGGCAGCTCAGCTGTCACAGGAATCTTTAACAAATAAAGATGTGTTCGAAGTTTTGACTTATCCACAGGATATTGGTAAGTACTTTATTAAGTTCAGTTTCCAGTCTTATGTTAAAGAAGCCGCTTTGAAAATTGCCAAAGATGAGCCAACAGTTGTTGTTATTTTTCCGATCCCATCAAATTTGAATGAAAACTTTTCCGTTTCTTACAATGATGCAAAGCTTGGCCCAATAACGGGAGCAGCAGTAGATAGTGTTAAAAATCTCATGAGTGGTAATTTAAGTATGAAACAAGCCGGTGCAACAGCTGCTGAAGCTGGTGCAGTGTTAATGAGGGAGAAGGCAGCTGGTGGGCTCAAAATAGGTAAAGTCAAAATCAGTGGAGAAACTTTAACTGCTAATATTGATAAAGCAACAGGAGTTGTTCCTAATCCTCACCTGGCAGCAATCTTTCAAGATATTGGTTTAAGAGAGCACAGCTTCACTTTTAGATTCTCACCTAAAAATAAACAAGAAGCAGATCTACTTAAAAAAATTGTTAAGACTATTAAAAGACGTATGTTACCTGGCACAGCCTTGAGTGCTGAAGCATCGACTGGTCCTCTTTTCTCTTTTCCTGACGTTGTTGATATTTCATTTGGTCCTAAAGGTACGGAACCATATAAAATTCAAAGATCTGTATTAACATCGATGACAGTTAATTACGCACCTAATGGAACACCTGCATTCTTTAAAGACGGCTCTCCGACTGATATAGAAATTGGATTAAACTTCAAAGAAGTGAGAGTTGTTACTAGAAAAGATTATGAAGACGAGAGACAAACAACAACTCTTTCACCTTCATTAGGTAATGTTATGCCAGGAGGTGGTGCATAATGGCTGGATACTTTAACTTCTTTCCATCAACAGAATACGCTAACACGATTGTTACCAATGTAATATCAAAGGTTAAATTTGATCAAAGCGTTCAAAAAAACTTAGCTGTATTCTACCCGTACACTGTAGAGCAGGGTGAGAGACCTGATCAAATCGCAGCAAGATATTATAGTAACCCAGAATTAGATTGGGTGATATATCTTGCTAATGATATCATGGATCCTTATTATGACTGGCCTTTGAGTCAAAATCAATTTTACGATTATATTACAGCCAAGTATGGCTCTGTATCTGCCGCTCAAAGTAAAATAGCTTTCTATAGAAACAACTACGCTTCTGATGATACAGTTTTATCTGTATCTTCATACAATGCACTTTCTCAGTACCTAAAAAAATACTTTAAGCCAGTTTTAGGTTTTAATGGGGAGGTTGTTTCATATGAAAGAAAAGAATTAGATCAAGTACTAGAAACTAATAAGGTAATTGATTTAACAATATCATCTGGTACTTTTAGCGTTGGGGATAGATTCACTCAAGGTGCTTCAAGTGGTTTTGTTACTTTTGCAAACACCTCTCATGTAGTAGTGGACAAAATAACAGGATCGTTTTCTGCGGGAGCAGCTACTGGTGCAACCATAACAGCGGCAAATACTGTTAGTCAACCATTATCTGACATCGAAGCTTCTTATTGGGAACCAGTAACCTGTTTTACATATGAAGAAGAATTGAATGAAAGTAAACATTTCATTAAGATTCTTGATAAAGCGTATGTTGGTAAAATTGAAAAAGATATGAGAGAGCTTTTTAGATGACCAATTATGAAGTCGGTGATGTTATAATCAAAGATATTACCTTGAGTAATAAAAACACCAAAGCTGAAATTAATCCTTCTGATCAAATTTCATCTATTGACATCTATGAAGATTTTAATTCTCCAACTTTATATGCTGAGATAACCTTTGACGATAAGATTGGATTAATAAACGATTTTCCAATCATAGGTGAAGAATTATTTGAAATTACATTCCAGACTCCCGGTCTCTCTTATCCGACAACTTACAAATTCAACACGTATGCTGTTTCAGATGTACAGCAACAGATGAATGGTAAAGGATACACTTACACGCTTAAGTGTGTCAGCAAAGAGCAGTTAACTCAGAGTAATATTAATATTGTTCATAGTTATAATGAAACTATCAATGATATTGTTAATAACATTTTCACTAGGTACCTTGAAACAGATAAAATATTAGATATTGATCCTTGCAAAGGCAACGAGACTATAGTGTTCCCCAAAGTTACACCTTTTGTAGCTATAGATATTATCAGAAAAAGAGCCGTACATCCAAAATACTTCTCGTCATCATTTGTATTTTTTGAAAACCAAGACGGGTTTAACTTCAAATGCATTGAGCAAATGATGGAAGATGGTAAAGCTAAAATTGGCTCTAAAAAATTCTACTATTTTAGCAATGGTCAAAAGGATAAGAACACCGAAGCATTAATGTTTAGAAGTATTATTGAATATGAGAATATCGGTAGAACAGACTTAACTGATGTGATACAAGAAGGTGGTATTAAAAATAGAGTCAAGACATTTGACATCTTTTCTAAAAAAGTGAGTGATACAACTTTTGATATGACTCAGAAATTTTCCCAAATGGTCGGATCAGATAAAAAGAACACGCTTAACATTTCTGAATCAATGATTAAAGATTTTGCTAATGAACCTACATTTAACTTCTTCATTCCTAAAGACACAAACAGGAAAGAAAACTTCTTAGAGAATATGATGGGAGCTAGATTAGCTTACCAAAAGCTTTTTAATTCCAATTTTGTCAGAGCTTACATTCCAGGTGACTCTTCTATCAAAGCTGGGGATGTAATTGAACTCAATCTTCCAAAGGCTTCTGGTACAACAGAAGCAAAAGGAACAGATGATCTAGTAGACGGCAATTACATTGTTACGAGATTGAGACATAATATAACGACAGTTGGTAAAACTAAGCATTACATTTCATTTGATTGCAACAAGGTTGGTTTAGGATGACGACAAAGAATCTAGGAGCTGAAGGCTTCTTTTGGTGGTTTGGTGTTGTTGAGGATAGGGATGATCCTCAGAAGCTCGGCCGTGTTAAAGTCAGAGTCCACAACTTCCATGGTGATAAAGTCAAAACACCAACTGCTGACTTGCAGTGGGCTTTCATTATTATGCAACCGACAAGTGCTAGTTACCAAAAGACAGGTTTGTCACCAACTGGTTTAATGGTTGGATCCACTGTAGTAGGCTTCTTTGCTGATGGTGGTGAAGGGCAAATGCCTATGATACTTGGATCGTTGCCAGGTATTGAGGATAAGGATCCAGCTAAGCACGATGTTACTCTGCTTGCTCGTGAGGTGAACCCACTAAATAAAAATACAGTTGGTCCCGAGCCAGCTTCTGCGTATTCTGCGACATATCCCTATAATAGAGTATATCAATCAGAAAGTGGCCACATCATTGAGTTGGATGATACTCCCAACAAGGAGAGGATTCATGTTTTTCATAGAACTGGAACCTATACTGAGATCAACCATGAAGGCAGAAGAGTTAATAAGATAGTTGGAGATGACATCGAAGTCGTTCTCAAAGATAAGACTGTTTACATTCAAGGCAATGCAAAAGTAGAGATCAAAGGTAATGTGGATGTTAAGGTTGATGGAAACTACAACCTCAATGTTTCTGGGGATATAAAGATTAATGGGAAAACAATCAATCTCAATCAAGGCTCGAATGGTGCAGCTCGAGTTGGTGATACAGCTGATACACAGGATCCTGGTGGAGCTGTTGGAACTAATAAGATTGAGTCTGGATCAAGTACAGTATTCATAGGCGGCTAATATGGCAATCGTAGTAAGAAAAACAAAAACAACTCCGCAGACAGCCAAGCCGCTAGTCTATTCTGACTTCTATTCTAATTTTGATTTAGAGTCGGTCAAGAAAGACTTGCTTTCATATAAGAACGAAGACTCTGTTAAAAGATCTATTAGAAACATCCTCTTAACTGATAAGGGTGAAAGATTCTTCAATCCTACATTTGGTAGTGATATTAGAAAGATGTTGTTTGAGAACTTCTCACCATCTACAGAGCAAGTCGTTGCTGACTTAATTAAAACCGCAATTGGAAATCACGAGCCAAGAGCAAATGTGATCGATGTCAATGTTTCTGGCAACCCAGACCAGAACTCGATGTACATTAATATTGTTTTCAGCGTAATAAATAAAGCTGAACCTGTTACCTTAGAACTCATTTTAAATAGGATCCGATAAATGGCTAACACCAGCATCGATCTGGTTGGACTAGATTTCCAAACAATCAAAACAAATCTTAAGACATATCTTAAGAATAACACAGCATTTAAAGATGTAGACTTTGAAGGGTCTAACATTAACACGTTGGTTGACTTACTGTCATACAACACCTATTTAAATTCCTTCTACACTAACATGGTTGCTAGTGAGATGTTTATCGACACTGCACAGTTACGAGATAGTGTTATTTCACATGCCAAGTCTTTAAATTACACTCCAAGATCTTTTGTTTCCGCTAGTGCAGAAATTGCTTTGACGGTAACTCCTTCTGCTCCTGACACAAATGTAGTAATTCCAAAAGGAACAACTTTTACATCAAGAGTTGGGTCAAATACTTACACGTTCTCTACTTCAGCAACAGAGGTGATTAATACGTCGAATAACGGTGTATTTACGGCTAACCTGATGTTGTATGAGGGAACATACATTGCTGATAGTTTTACTATGAATTACAGCAATACATCTCAAAGATTTGTTTTATCCAATCCAACAATTGATACTGGTAGTATTTCCGTAACAGTAATTGAAGATGGTGGATCTACAACTCTTGCTTACACAAAAACAGAAACCTTAATTGGTCTAACATCGCTGACAAGAGCTTATTTTGTAGAAGCTGCTGAGAATCAGCAATATGAAGTAAGATTTGGTGACAATGTTTTTGGTAGAAAGCCAAATGATGGTGCAGTGATCGTTGTTGAGTATAGAACATCCAGTGGAGAATTGCCAAATGGTGCTTCTACATTCCTCAATGACGGAAATATTGATACGCATGCCAATGTGTCTATTAGAACTATTTCAAGTGCTGCTGGTGGAGCAATCAATGAAACTATTGAATCAATTAGATACAATGCTCCAAGAAACTTCCAAGTTCAAGGAAGAGCTGTTACTGCAACCGATTACGAAACAATCCTAAAAGCTAACTTTGGTGATATCCAAAGTATTTCAGCTTATGGTGGAGAGGATTTGGTTCCTCCACAATTTGGTAAAGTATTCATCTCTGTCGACGTCCAAAATGCTGACGGTACACCAGCAAACAGAATCAAAACGTTCAGTGACTTTATTAAAGATAAAACTCCTTTGACTGTTGATGTGGTGTTTGTTGATCCACAGTTCATGTACGTTAAGGTTGTTTCTGATATTAAGTATAACGTAAACGCAACTACAAAGTTGTCTAGTGATATTAGAACATCTGTATTATCGAAGATCAGTGCTTACAATACTAACCATCTTGAGGGATTCAAGAAGACTGTTTACTATTCTAAGTTAACTAAAGAGATCGATTCAGCTGATGATAGCATTGTCAGTAATGATACTGAAATTCGTGCTATCAAGATTATTACTCCTACAACAAACGTCGATCAGAGCTTTGAAGTTGATTTTGGTTTCCCTTTACAGTCAGAAACCGGGGTTGTACTAAACACAGCTGAATATCACTACGGACACACTGTCCAATCATCTCCTTTCACGTATCAAGGCTATAGATCAATTTTAGTTGATGATACAAGAGGTTTGATATATGTTGCTAAATTAACAAGCGGTGTAGTAGAGATTAAAAAGGCTGTTGGTGTTGTGGATTATACAAACGGTAATCTCACTATTCAAGACCTCAATGTTTCTAGTTATGAAGGCGTTGGTATTAAGCTGTATGTTAGAAGCAACACCAAAGATTTTTCAAGTACACAGAATGTTATTCTTGCTATCAAAGATGAAGATGTAACAGTTACAGTGACACCAGTTAAGTTATGAAGAATATTGAAGACTTAGTTTCCCCGTTAATTCAATCGCAGTTCCCCGCCTTCTATAATGAAGAGGGTCCGTTGTTTATTGAATTTGTTAAGTCTTATTATAAGTGGTTAGAAACTACTGGGCAGCAAGCATACTATTCAAGAAACTTAATTGAATATAGAGACGTTGATAAAACTGTAGATGAATTTATAGTTCACTTCAAGGAAACATTCCTTAAAGATCTTCCTTTGTCTGTTCAAGCTGATGAAAGAATGTTCATCAGAAACATTCTCGACTTGTATCAGAACAAAGGAAATGAGCAAAGCGTTAAGCTTGCGATGAGAGCTCTTTTCAATCAAGACTCTGCAATATATCTCCCTGGTCAAGACGTTTTAAAATCCTCGGATGGCACTTGGACAAAACCAAAATACTTGGAAGTCACCGTATCACCAAGAAACATAACGTTTGTTAATAAAGAAGTTGTTGGTGTGTCGACAGGTGCAAAAGCCTTTTGCGAAAGTGTTGTGAAGAAAAGGGTCAATGGTAAGTTTATTGACGTGCTTTTCTTGTCCAATGTAAGAGGTGACTTTCTTTATGGCGAGCAGGTTGTTGCAACATCCAACACAAACACCATTGATGCTCCTGCCATCACTGGTTCTTTAACTACACTTGATGTACTAAATGGCGGCCAAGATTTTGCTGTTGGAGATGAGTTCAATGTTGTTTCTGATAACGGTAGAAACGCTAAAGCAATTGTAACATCTATCTCTAGTGCTACTGGTAGAGTTAACTTTAAAATTAGAGATGGTGGTTTTGGATTCTCTAATACTGCAAATGTTTATATATCAGACAAGGTTTTAAGATATAACTCACTGACTAACAGCAATACACAAATTACAGCTTTCGGTAGATTTGAAAATGTATCTCAGCAAGTGATGAGAGTTGGGTTCACAAGTGCTGTGAACGCTCAGTATTTTGCAGCCAATACTATTTTATTTGCTCAAGGAAATTCCTCAGTAGCAAATGCAACAGCAGGAATTGTTTCCGTTACTTTGGTATCTAATGCTGTAGGTACAGTAAGAGTTAATAATATCTCAGGTAACATTGTAGCATCAAATCTAGTTTTCAAAGCTGATTTAGTGGACTTGGTCTATGACTCTGCTTCTAATGTATCTTTGTTTACTGCTAATTCTGTTATTGAAACTGTTAATGCAACATCATCAGCAAATGCTTTGATATTGTCAGCAACAACTGCCAATACTACTAGGGGATCTTTATTATTGAGACCAATCAGTGGTAATGTTTTTGCAACCAATACATCTTTTAGACTTGTTACTAATAACGCGACGATTGCTACAGTAAACACTTATACTTCTAATCTTTCTTTTACTGCTGTGGTTGCTAACAATGCAGACATTACAGCAAGAGGAAAATTGATTGGTTCTAATGCTACCCACATTGGTTTAGATTCAGTTTTAAATGCCTTCTATCCATCCTCTATATTTTCATATGTTGTTGGATCTACTTCTAATAGTTACGCAAATATTGATTTCGTAAGTTCTGGTACAGATGCTACTTTCAGTGTTGGATCTCTTGATAATGATGAAACGGTATTGCTGACTCCTGACCTACTTTCTTCTAATAATACAGGAAGTATTCCGTTTCTTGATATCAATCTTGATTTGAGTCCTAATAATGCCAATGCCACTGGGTACGGATTTGTTAAGTATCCTGGTGCCAACATCAACACTACTTTGCTTAATGCGCTGAGATATAACAGTACTGTTATTGGTACAGTAGCTTCTCTTACTTCAATTAATCCAGGAACGGATTATAACATTGATCCGTTTGTATTGGTTTATGAGCCTGATGTTGCTGGTTACAAACGCAAAGATTTTTCAATTACAATCAGCAGTCCAACTAAGTTATTTGTTGTAGGTGAGATTGTTAAGCAAACATCTAATTCAGCAGCTGTTCAGTTAAATGTTACAGACTTCTCTGGTACTGCTGCTAATGGTTCACCAACAACCTCCTTTGAAGCTAGTGAGTATGTGTATCAAAGCAATGGTACTTCAAATATTGCAACGGGTTTTGTTTATTCTTCAGGTATTACTGGTGGAAGCGGTACAGTTAAACTGTACACAACGACTGGTTCATTCCAGAATACAAACACTAATGGATATCAACTCCAAACACTAACTACTAACGCCACTGCCAACGTTGTTCTTGTAAACACCGCTGTAACAATATCCACAACAGCTGTAGGTCAAGTTAAAGAAGGATCTAATAGCACAGTGCTAGGTGTTAAAAGATTGAGTTTTGAAAATACTTTTTATCCTGCTAATACCATTATCGGTACTACTACTGGTGCACTAGCAACAATTGTAAGTGTAACAGAAGAAGCTAGTTCTTTACCAATTGGTGAAAATGCGGATATCAATGCTAACGTGCAAGTTGCCAATGCTGTCGTAAGTGGTGTTACGGTTCTTGATTCAGGATTTGGTTATATTGATGGAGAGAACGTTTCTCTTGAAAAGGAAGGATCTCCTTACATTGTTACAGCACAGACAACTCTTAATAAACAAGGTGTTGGTGAGGGGTACTTCTCAACCACTAGAGGTTTTGCTTCTAGCGACAAGAAAATTTTAGATAGCGACTACTACCAAGAATATAGTTACGAGATTCAATCTAAAGTTCCCTTCACAAAATACTCAGAAGTGCTTAAAAAGATTATTCACGTAGCTGGAACTAGAATGTTTGGTAAAGTGATTCTTTCTTCTGATCTTGATGTAAGTGCTAATGTGTCTTCGAAAATTGTTATTTCCTAGCATAAATAAGTTATATGTCTACAAAACTAGTTACCAATTATCTAAACTTGCATAACGCTAAGCAGTTCAGAGAGTCAATTTCTGAGACTGCCAACAGCATTTACTATGTGTTTGCTGGTCGTCATACACCTTATGCTGGTGGTGATGAAACCATCCCTAATTTAACAAACACTAACGACACTGTTAACATTGATCCTTACAAACTGATGGTTTTTGGAAAAAAGGTTTCCAATAATGATGTTAAGGTAATGATTCCAAGATATGATTGGGTATCCAACACTGTTTACACAGCTTATAGTGGTAATACCGATATATCCGTAAATAATTACTATGCTGTTGTAAATGCAGTATCATCTTTCCATGTGTTTAAAGTACTTGGAAACAATAATGGTGCACCTTCAACTATATCACCAAACTTTAATGACACTGGTGCTGATGATGAGTTTTATAGTACTTCCGATGGTTATGTTTGGAAGTATATGTACACAATTGATAGTTCAAGCTTCACAAAGTTTGCTACAGATGAATACGTTCCTGTTATTCCAAACGCAAATGTGAGTGGTAATGCAGTTTCAGGATCGATTGATGTTGTTTTAGTTGATTACGCTGGATCGAATTATAACACATATCTTTCTAATACGTTCATTTCATCTGACTTGACTATTGGTGGAGATCCAACAATATTCACAATTGCAAATAATGCTGTTGCATCTAATAGTTTCTATGATAACAGCTACATTTACATTAAAGGTGGAACTGGTTTAGGACAAATAAGAAAGATTGTTGACTATACAGTTATTGGTAATCAGAAAAAGATTACCGTTGATAGTGGGTTTAGTATTACTCCTGATATTACATCTGTTTATGAAATTACTCCTTCTGTATTATTTGAAGGTGATGGAACAGGAGCTATTGCTAGAGCTTTGGTTAACACAAACTCTTCTAATTCAATTTCAGGAATTGAGATTATTGAAAGAGGCGCAGGATACACTTACGCTACTACAACTATTCTTGGTAATACGGGCGGTGTTTCAAATGCAGCGTCTGTTTATGTTGTACTAGGACCTAAGGGTGGACATGGCAAGGATCCAGAATTTGAACTGGGCGGTAAGTACTTGGGTATCAGCGTAACTTTTGCTAATAATGAATCAGGTACAATTCCTGTTTCAAATGATTATAGAACAATCGGATTATTGAAGGATCCTTTGTTCGCAAACGTAACACTAACAATTGCTACTCCTACTGGTGTGTTTACAGATAATGAAGTTGTCACACAAACCGATTCCAATGCAACTGGTATTGTGAAAGGAAGTACGACTACAACCGTTGCTGTCTCTAATGTTACGGGCATCTTTGTAACAAACAAGATTATTACAGGTGGTACTTCTGGTGCTACCGCCAATGCTATTAGCTATGTTATCAATGATCAAGCAAAAGACTTTAACACATTTGATAACAGAGAACGATACACATACACAGCTGGTTCTGGCACTTTTGTAGAAGATGAAAAGGTGTTTCAACTTGATGTAGCTACTGCCAATGCCTACTACCATTCAAACGATGCCAATTATTATTATTTGACTGACTTAAGAGGTGTGCTTAATACCGGAAACACCATGATTGGTGTCAATTCAGGAGCCTCCATTACATTGAATAGCCGCTTGCCATCTGACATTGTTCAGGGCAGTGGAGAAGTGTTATACATAGAAAACGTAGATCCGATTGAGAGAAGTGTAAGCCAATCCGAATCTATAAAACTAATTTTGAAGTTTTAAGAGGACTAGATGTCATTAGAAACCAATTTCAACACCACTCCCTACTGGGATGATTTTAATGAAGATAAGGACTTTTATAAAATCCTCTTCAAGCCTGGTGTTGCCTTACAGACTCGCGAATTAAACCAACTTCAAACAATCCTCCAAAAGCAAGTAGAGAGATTTGGAGATCATGTTTTCAAAAGTGGTACAATTGTTAGTGGTGTTAACTTTATCTACAATCCTCTTTTAGCTTATGCTAAGATCCGTGATTTGCAAGAAGATGGCCAGCCTGCAAACCCACAAGACTATGTTGGCTTGTTTGTAAAAAACTCTGCAAATTTACAAGCTATTGTTATAAATTACTCTTCAGGTTTTGAGTCAAAGAGTCCTGATTTAAACACAATCTTTTTACAATATACCAACTCAGGTAACACATACAATCTTGAAGCATTTTCAAACGATGATGTTTTGGAAGTATTCAGTAAGGAAAATAACTTATTTGATGTTGATGTAAACAATGGTGGGTTGGGCTTTGCCAACTCAGACTCTCTGCATGTTATCAGTGCTTTGACTGTTCAAATATCCAGTGGTGCTTTCACCAATGGTGAGATTTTTACACAAGCAACATCCGGTGCTAGACAACAAATTGTTGGTATTACTAATGGTTCAACAGCGAACACAAAGATTCTTTCTGTCAAACCCATCAACTCAGAGCAGCTAGCAAATACATCAGCCAATTCCACGTCATGGACCGTTTCTACGGGTTACAACATTACTGGCAATACTTCCAGTGCAGTTGCCAATGTTATCTCTCAAATCGGTAGTGGAGCTACTGGATCTATTATCACTGATTCACTTGGTGTTGTTCAAAACCTAGTTATTTCCAATGGTGGTAAAGATTACACTACGCTTCCTCAAGTGGTCATCAAGCCTGCTTCTGGTTCCGCTTCTGTTTCCACTTTGGATTTGACAGCTAGAACATATAAGACGAAAGTTCGTGTTGCTCCTGGTACATTTGCTGATCCTGTTGGATATGGATATTCATTTGGAGTGACGGAAGGTGTGATTTACCAAAAGGGAACATTCTCAAGGGTACTTCCACAATCTATTATTGTATCAAAATATTCTACATCTCCTGATAATTTATCGGTCGGATTCACTTCTGATGAGTCTATCGTTAAATATACAACCGACTCCACACTTTACGATAATGCCGCAAACACTTATAATGAGACAGCTCCTGGTGCTGATCGTCTAAGAATTAGACCTACATTGTACGTTGTCAATACAGATATTGGTGCTGCAAATTCTCAATTCCTGTCATTGGTGGAATTTAGTGATGGTAGGGCTTCAAAGGAAAACCGTAATACAGTTTACAATCAACTTGCTAAAGAGTTTGAAACAAGAACTTTTGAATCCGCTGGTAATTTTGTAATCAATACATTTAGAAGCTCAACCAAAGAGAAGGCCGCAAATACCTCTCACGTTTCCGTGGTAGTGGATCCGGGCCTTGCTTACATTAGTGGTAAGCGAGTAAAAACTACAAGTAATATTTCCAAAGACGTTCAAAAGTCAAACACTGTATTCACTAAGACGAATCAAACCATTACGGCTAATTTTGGTAATTATGTCAAGGTAAATGAGCTAGCAGGATTCTTCGATTTTAAAACTGGTGGTACTGTTAACTTATATGATACAGCTAAAACATATTTGACAAATGTTACAGTTGGATCAACAGCTACGATCACCCCAGCTGGAACCTTAATTGGCACAGCAAGCATGAGATCTATTGTGTACCAAGAAGGTACTGTTGGAACTCCAAATGCATTGTACAGAATGTATTTGTTTGATATCACAATGAATTCTGGTAAATCATTCCGTGATGTTAAATCATTCTATTTTGATGGTTCGTATGATGGGGTTTGTGATGCAGTGCTTGAAACGGATGGAACATCCGGTGCAAACATTGCAGTATTGTATGACACAAACAATCCTGATATCATTTTCCCAACAGGTGTAAAAGCTGTTAAATCTATTTCTGATATTAGCTACACATACAGAACTTCGACGGAGAATCTGACACTTGGAACAGATGGTACTATCCAGATTACTGCTCCAACAACTTACACGTTCCCATATTCCGGATCATTGTCTTTATCAGCAGCTCAAAAAGCTGATTTTGTAATTGCTCCTGTATCGAATACTTACACAGCAAACACTACTGGAACATCGTCAGGTAATACAACATCTGCTAACTTGGTAGGAACATCAACATCTTATCTTGCTGATTACGCAGCTGGTGACTACATTTCCTTCTACACTACAACATCTGCTTATGATGTGAGAAGAGTTGAAAACGTTGTTAATAATACTTTAATTATTCTCAATAGCGCGTTAACGGCTGCTAACAGTTCAACTACAACAGCTTTGTTCTTCCCTGCTTACTATCCATTGGATTTAAGTAGATCAACAAGATCTATTACAACATCTGCCAATGCTGCTGTGGCAACAGTTGCTTTGAATGAAACAGTTGTATCAGCAAATGTAGTAGCATTCTACAATATTAGAATACCTTCTGCTACCCAGATCCATAAAGATCTTGATAGAGACTTGTATGTTAAAATCTACACTGGTAATAACGTAACAGTTTCTGCTTCAGGTAACAACACTACAGGTCCTTGGAGTCTTGGTATTCCTGATACATTCAGATTAAAGAATGTATACTACGGTAACACTGCTTCCAGCACTGACGTAACCAAACACTTTTATGTTAACGCATATAACGATGGGGATATTGTTAAAAATGCTGATCTCAGATTAGTCCCAGGATCCGACCTTGCCATTTCAAACACTCAATGGCTGCTTGCTAAATTTGATGCTTTCGATGTTAATACAGCAGAGGGATTCATCACAATTAATTCTTACAATGATTTAATTGATGATTCTACTGGTTATAGCAATAACACTTATATCAATCGATTGGAAGTTCCAGAAGTACTAACTTCTGATAGCAGATACTATGATGGAATTGATTGTTTCGACTTTAGACCGTTTACAACTAATACAGCAGTATATTCTACTACTGTGGCAGGTTCAACTATTAACCCAGCCAATACCCAATCACTAAGTGCTGATGAGAAGTATTTTCCAGTACCTGATTCTGCTATTACCTTTGATATTGATTTTTACGGAAGTAGAATTGATAGAGTAGTAGTAAACAAGGATGGTAATATTTCTGTTATTCAGGGCGCTCCCGATGTGGTCAACCTAAAAGAACCAGGAGCTCCATCCGACTCAATAACAATTAATAGATTGTTTGTTCCACCATACCCTTCATTGCCAACAGCAATTTCAAATACAACTTTCCGAATACTGGATAAAAAAGTTGGTAATGAAAGTGCCATTGTTAATGGTAGACAGCAAGCCTACACTATTAATAATTTGAATTCATCCGCTGATACAAGAGCTCAGCCTAAACGATATTCGATGTCTCAAATCAATAAACTTGAGAAAAGAATTGATACATTAGAAAAGCAAGTAGCCCTCAATACATTAGAAAAACAAATTACCCAATTGGTTATTCCGAGTTCCAATGATGCAGGTAAGGATAGATTTAAAAATGCATTCTTGGTGGATGGTTTTGATGATGCCTTCATTGCTGATCGATCAAGTGTAGAAAATACTGCATATATTGATAGTCAGAATAGTGAGTTACTTCCACTGACAACTATATTTAATGTCGAGAGTATTTTTGATAGATCGGATGCTGCAACAAGTAGCAACATTCTTTTGGACAAAACCTTGTTGTTACCCTACGAAGAGTTTACTTTTATTAGTCAATTAAGCGCTTCAGAACCTGCTGTACCAAGAGTAACTCCATCAAGAGTTAGTGATGTTGTGTATGAGCCAGTTGATAATGGTCCATATACACCACCTACAACTATTATTACTGAGGATCCAGTAGTACCAACACCAGAAAAACCAAAACCAGCAATGGTTAAAGTTGTCATTAATGGTGCTGTAAATTATTATGAAGCTGACTTTGTTTCTGATTACTATGAGAAACACAAAGATGTACTTGATTCAGAGTTTGATATTAATATTGGTGGTTTCCGTGCTGGAGATACAACAGCTGTATTTGATATTACGCTAACGTCAAAAGTTTCTATACCTGAAGTCCAAGCTACACCTGCTGAACCTGTTGTTGTTGTTGCTACTATCGAGCCTCCTATAGTTAAAGAGGAAAGTAGTCCCGTTGAGGAAATTTCTGCTGGAGGTAGCGACAGTGGAGATGCAGGCGGCGGGGACGGTGGTTCAGCAGCCGGCACTGGCGCAGGCGCTGGCACCGGAAATGCTGAGTAAATGCTTATACTAGTAACTTAAAAACATCTATAAATAAAAATATGGGACAAAGATTCATTCGATTTAAGGAACGAGACATAATACTAGAGTTTTATGGCTTGAGACCTTACACAACTCATTACTTTTATTTTGATAAAGTAAAGGTAACCGACATGGTTAAGCAATTTGGAAAAAAATTAGGTCAACCTTTAATTTCTGATGAAAATGGAAACCTTAAGATTATTTTTTATTTAAGTTCCGGAATTGCTTCTGATTCTTATGAGAGTATTCCAACCAAAGTTAATAATTTGAAAGCTGGTAGAAAAGAAGTTGTTGTAACAACAATCAATAGTACCATCTTGCCTGATAATTATTCCCTATCATCTACTTCTTACTGTGCTTCAATTTTAGGATTAGACAAAGTAATTTAAAATGTTCAATAAAGCTCAATCATTCTTTTTAGATTCCGCAGCAGCTCAAGGAGCATCAGTAGTATTTGTTACAAGTATTGAACTGTACTTTAAAAATAAACCTCAAGCCGGTAAAACACAATCTGGTTCTGAAAAACCAGGTGTATCTCTTAATGTTTGCGAAATTAAAGATAATAAACCAAAGTTTGATTCTATAAGTTTAAGAACTGTATCAAGAGTGGAGTTAGATAATATTAATATTAGTACGGATGCTAGTACATCTACTAAATTTAATTTTGATGTGCCTGTAGCACTAAAAACAGATAAACAATATGCTTTTTTAATTAAGTTTGATAATAGTGAAACATTTCAACTTTGGAGAAACCGAGTTGATGAGATTGATATTAATACTGGTGTAGCTTCTAAGCTTTCATCAGGTAAAGTTGATGGTAATGCTTTTGATATCACTAATGGTTACGATGTCACCCCTTTATCGGATGTAGATTTCAAATTTAAAATCAACGTAGCTAAGTTTACTGGCGCGCGCAGTAATACTTTTACAGTTAGTAATGAAGCATACGACTTTTTAAAATTAACTTCTGGGTTAGTTAATGGTAAGTTTATAGGTGGTGAGTATGTGTATACTCAGCAAGCCAATCTTACAGGCACTGTTGCTGTATCTTCTGGTGGTGCTAACATTGATGGCACCGCAACTAGTTTTCTTGTAGACATTGCTAATAATGATCTAGTAGTTGTTGCTAACTCTACAGTATCTCAAGTTAAAAAAGTTAACATTGTAACAAACACAACGTTTATGAATGTTACAAGTAATTTTACTACGTCAGCTTCTGGTATCAATATTAGAAAATTTGCAACAGGTACCATTTCCGCTAATGCTTCCAGTAATACAATTATTGGAACAAATACAAACTTTGGTTCTATTTCTTCTGATACTTTTATTGTTATATCTGATGGTACAGATGGCAATACTGAAGTTCGAAAAGTGGTTAGTGTTGATTCTGTTAACAATACTCTTGAGTTAGATGTTGTACCATCCTTTACAAACTCTACAGCAGGATACTTCATTTCTCCAATTGCTAAAGTTGATAGCTTCAAAGCCTATGGAGATTTTTTAACTCTTTATAATTCTTCGGCCAATAGTACATCTTTTTTTGCAGGTAGCACAATTATTAAGGGTGTTGACTCATTAGCTAATGCTACTGTTACTTCCGTTGAAAACGTTAGCCTTTCTAGATTTGCTCCTTACTTTAAAGTCAATGTACCTAGTGGATCTAAAGCAAAGTATTACGTAAATTTTGCAAATACAACTTACGCTAAAACTGCTGGTAATCTTACAGAAGTTGATATTGGTAAGAATGCGTTGTTGTCTTATCCTGCAATTATTGCTTCAAGATCTAATGAGGTTCAAAACGCAACAAACTTGTTTGCAAACGCTAAGAGCTTCAATGCTAAGTTAGAATTCTCTTCTGATAATCCTTTTGTATCTCCATATGTTTTAGAAGAGAACTTAGACTTTGGTATTCAACAGTTTATCATTAATAATACTTCAACTAATGAAGCTTATTCTAATGGTGCAGCTTACTCCAAGTATGTTTCTAAGCCTGTTGTCCTTGGTCCTGATCAATTATCAGAAGACTTGATTGTTTACCTGACAGCATTCAAACCTGCTGGTACCGATATTGAAGTATATGCTAAGCTATTAAGTGAAGAAGATGGTGAAAACTTAAACCAGAAAAACTGGACAAAGTTAACATTAGATATTCCAACTGGTTCTAGTATTAATAGCTTGACATCAAATCCAAACGACTTTGTTGAGTTGAAGTATGTTGTACCTACTGCTCAACCAGGCGTTAAAGTAACCAGTGGTACATTCAGAATTCCTTCTGCAACGAATGTCATTACAGGAAGCTATAGCACTGTTAATACGGACATCTCTGTTGGATCTGTTGTTAAAGTTTACAACCCAACATTCCCTGATACATTCTTTGTTGATACTGTAACTGCTTCTAATACAACTACGTTGACAGTTTCAAGTGCAGTATCAAACAATGACTTACAAGGCAGCGGTTTGAACATTGATATCATTACAGATAAGAATTCTGCTTTCCGTAATAATCAAAACTTCAACATTGTAAGATACTTTAATAAATCGCTGGCTAAATATGACGGGTTTAAAGTATTTGCAGTTAAAATTGTTTTGTTGTCATCTGCAAGTTACTTGGTTCCAAGAGTAGAAGAATATAGAGCTATTGCGGTATCTGCATAATGGACACATCAAAGTTAAAGCGTCATCCATTTAATCAAGCTGTAATTAATACTGATAGTGTTTCTTATAGACAGCACATCTACGAAACCAATAAGAGTAGAGAGATGGCAAGCGCTTTGAACGAGGTAAGTACATTGAGAAGAGACGTCGATGATATCAAAGATATGCTCAGAACAATAATTAACGGAATGAACAAGAATGGCTAAAAGTGTAGCTAATGTAGTAGTATCAACGGATACGTTTGCTTCTTGGGTTGCAAGAACAAATCAGCTTGCAGATGCAATGACTTTGTTCACTGTTACCGTCGAAGCCAATACTACTGGAGCAAATGTTTCCGGTAATGGATTCATTAACGGTGTTTTCTCTGCTAATACGATTGCAGCAGGTCAAGTACTTCGTGGTGGCTCGGTTGCCACGTCTGCTAACTTAAACATCACATCCAATACAAGATTTACCGGTGCAGTTGTTTATTCATCAGCTAACCTTGACATTCAAGTAGCTAACGCTAGTGTTAATTCTACAATTCTTTATATTAATGGTGGACTGGCTAATGTAACATCTAATGTTTCTGTTGTCACTACAAACACATCTATCCAGGCAGCTAATACAGCCCTGAAGGGTGGAAACGTCCACGTTACATCAAACACACAGATCAATGCAGCAAACATTGTTGTAACGGGTGTGAGTACTGTACTGAGCGGTACAACCCTAAGTATTACAAGCAATACAGATCTAGTAGCTACAACTCTTAATGCAAACGCTGTTGTTACGGTTAATGGTAATACAACAGTTACAGCTAATAGCATTACATTGAAAGCTAATAGCTCTCTTAATACTATTTCCATCTCCGGCAACGGGACTGTATCCAATACAACTATTTCAGGCAACACCTTTACAGTAGTTGGTAATGCTTTCTTTAGTAACACAGTTAGTATTTCAGAAACACTTGGTGTTACCAAAGCAGTTACGTTGGCTAATACAATTGCTGTTACTGGTAACGCAACGTTCAGTAATGTCAGCACGTTTACTGGTTTAACTACAATTGCTTCAGCTAACATTGTAACTGCAAATGCGGCAACACTCAATGTTGTAGACTTGAATGTTTCCAATAGTGTTAATATTACATCTAATGTCGCAGTCGTTGGTATTACCTCATTAAGTGGTAATGTAACAATTCAGAACAATTATGTGATTGTTGTTGCTTCTAACACAAATCTTGGTACTAGCACCTCTTTATCTAGGAACGTCTTTACGTTTTCTACTACTGATTATTCATCAGCAAAGATTACCGCACAGATTAAAACAGCAGCAGGCACAAACACTCAAATTAGTGAAATTGTATTAGCACATGACACTATCACTCCTTACCTAACTGTGTATGGAACTGTTTCGTCGCCTCTCGGTTCCAATCTTGGTGTATTCAGTACTGCAATAAATACAGGTGTAGTTTCATTAAAGTTTTTGCAGAATACAGCAAACTCTAATGTCACATTGGTGGCACACTTAATAAAATAATAGGTAGCAAATGGCAGATACTGTATTTAAGGCTGAAAACGGTTTACAGGTAGTTGGTAATGCCAATGTTACTGGCAGTTTGACTGTTGGTGGAGAGTTCAACATCTCTGGAAACGTTACGTTCAGCGGTACATCTAACGGTGACTTCAAGCCAATCAATAATAATTACTCGCTTGGTGATGCTGATCAACGTTGGGCATTATCAGCTACTACTTTGGATGTAAGCGGTACCACAACTCTTAGCAATACTTTAACTGTAGCTGGTCAATCCACATACAGTGCAAATGTAATCCCAAATGCAAATAATGTCCAACTAGGTGATACTACTAAGCGTTGGGACTTCTATGCTAACAACGCCAATGTTTTAACGTTTGGTGTCAATGTTGGAACTGCTGCAAATCTAATTGTATCTAATACAGCCACTGTAAACGGAACATTGATTGTCAATCCAGGTTTAGCAAATGCTTTAGTAGTTACTGGAAACTCTACACATTCTAATGTTACTCTTTCAGGTAACGTTTCAAACTTTAACGGTAACTCCAACTTTGATAGTGGAGTTTTATTTGTTGATGCTACAAATAACCGTGTTGGTTTTAACAACACAACACCGGATGCTACAGCAACAATTACCGGTACAGCTAATATTAGTGCTAACGTAACTAT